TCGCCGCATTGCCGCACGTGCAATCCAATGGGCATGGGGGCAACATGCTGCCAGCTGACTACACACGCTGCATGGGGCTATCACCTGAATGCCCCATGCGTCAGCGCTGCGCCAGGCATTGCGACATCCCTGATGACCGCGCGATCAGCTGGGTGCGAAACCTGAACCCTGCCGAGGATGCGGAGTGCTTGTACTACATCCCATTCCAGCGATGACTGACCTCTCCCCCGCCGCGCAGGCAGTGCTGGATGCCATGCGCCGCAGCTACGACCACGAACCGACGCGCCGCGCTATTGCATCAGACCTCATCTGGGCATTGGCTCAGCAGCTTCCAATTCAGGAGCTGACCAGAGAGGTGCCGGATGAGTTCGAGAACGGCCTGGCACAGGGGCAGCACCTGAGTAAGGCCTGGCTTGAGATTGTGTCTGAGGAATTACGCCATGGCTGACACCAACCGCCCGTCCCTAAGCCCCGCCGCGCAGGCGGTGCTGCAGGCGTTCGACGATCGTTACGAGAACTGCGGCCCGTTCGATGACTGGCAGGAGCTGTGCCTTGCCGCCGCCCTGCGTGCTGTTGCGGATCAGGTGGTGCCGGAGTTCTGGCACGAAAAAGGCGACATTTATGCTGAAACAAAGCACGATGTGCGCGCTGACCTCCTCGCCATCGCCGCCGAGCTGGAGGGTGCTCAATGAAATCACGCCAATGGTTGGGATTTCGTTGCACTGAAGAGGAAGCACGCATTGCTAAATATCTTGGTAACGGCAACGTGTCTGAAGGTGTCCGTCGCGCCTTGCGTTATGCCTACGGCAAAAAAGCAACGCCAGTGCCACTCAGCATCATGCTTAGGGCTGCTTCAGAAATGGCACGCGACATGGAGGAAACACAATGACTGATCACGTAAACCCAAAACACTACCGTTACGGGCCGGTGGAAGCGATCGACGTGATCGAGGCCGCTATTGCTCGCGCGCCTGATTCGGTGCTGGCGAACTGCCAGGGCCACGTGCTTCGCTACATCCTGCGCATGTGGGATAAAGGCGATCCGGCTCTGAACGCTGCCAAAGCCGAGTGGTATCTCCGCCGGCTGCTTGCCAAACTGGAGCCATGAAACTTCCAGGCCTCACCCTGCTCGAGCGCTGGGCGCTGCGGCTGCTTCACAGGAGCCCGCGGATCAGCCTGGTGGTTGTCAAGCCGATCGACAGCACCTTGCTGAGCTGGTCGTTGCTGCCATCCGATCCGGTGGCCAGCGCCATGGCCGATCAGCTGATCAATAGTCCAGATGATGATGAGCCGCTGTCGATGCTGCTCGAGCGGCTGTATCACGCGCCAGCCTATGGCGAGCTTCCGTGATCAGCCTGTACGCCGGCCGTTTGCTGTTGTTCTGCGATCGCACTGATCAGACATGGCACTGCCGCGTAAACCTTGGCCCGAAGGCCGAGCACCAGCTGGAGGCTGATACCGGCGCTATCTATCTGCCTGATGCGCTGCTGCGGGCGCAGTCGATCTATTCGGCCGCCTTGGCCAAGATCCGACCAGCTGAAGCGCCACGCATGTGCTGGGATTGTTTGCAGTGGGAGACGGTGCGGAAGTCATGCAGTCTCGGATTGCCGGAAGCCCGCCAGACTGGGGGCAGATACGCCGCACGGTGTTCGTTGTATGTCTCAGCCGTTGATCATTAGCCGGATTGACCGGGACGGCGGCTGGATTGAGACGCTCGAGCCAGAGCATGGTGGTGAGCTGTATTACCGCAGCTGCGCGCATGGGTACTGCCGGTATTCGAGCGATCTGTGGCAGGCTGAGATTTACCTAAACCACCTGCTGGCACGATGACCGCCCTAGAGCTTGTCTATCTGGCCGGGATGTACTGGCTGATTTGCGCGCTAGTCATCCTGCTGTTGAGCAAAATCCTGCCCTAGCCATTGGGCGATGGTCCATTCGCGTTCTGGCGTCCAGAAGTCCTGCGCGCGATACCAGGCAATCCAGTCGGTCTTGCCCTTGCGGCTGTTGCAGGACAGGCAGCAGCTGATCAGGTTGGAGCGGATGGTGAGGCCGCCGTTGATTTTGGGCACCACGTGATCGAGCGTCGGGCTGCGGCCCAGCTGATCGTTGCAGTAGGCACACTGATAGTTCCAAGCGAGGTGGATCTGATCGCGAGCCGATCGGCGGGTGACCAGCCGCGTCTCGTCAATGTGGTGTTTTTCCACCGAGATCAGGCGGCAGGGGGAACACTTCGACAGACAGCTCGAGGATGTCCTCCTCGCTGCGGACAAACTCAGTGATCTGGCTGTAAATGTCAGCGGGCAGCTGATCTGGATCGGTGTCGCTGCGGATGACCACCTTGGCGGTGATCTCGGCGATGTGTGCCCGCATGAGCTGCGGCCCCGGCTTGGTTAACGGTAGCGACCGCAACCGGATCGGCTTGAGTGTGACGGATTGTGAACGGACCCCGCATCAGCCGCATTGTGTGCGGTGGGCAGTGTATAGTTCACACATCGACAGCCACCCACTCCGATGCTCATCCACGCCGCCACTGCCATCCAAATCCTCGACAACGCTGGCCTGTCTCTTGACGAGATGATCGAGTTCTGGGGATCGCTGCTGATTGTGGAACGCGCCGGCAACGGTGACAGCTGGTACAACCGCCAGCAGGTTGAGGTCTTTGCAGCATGAGTTGCGCCCAACTCGACCCCGACTACGACGACATTCCCGAGGATCTGCCCGAGGATGACGACGACGACCACCCCAGCCTCACCGCTGCCGAACGCAATCCATCCCTGAAATGACCTACATTCTCGATCTCGGCCCGTGGCACGTCGGGCCGTTCCCGACGCACGTGGCTGCCCAGTATTGGGCCGAAACCCATGGCGTTGATCAGTACCGGATGATCCCGCTCGATGACCCAGCCGAAGCGCCGGGCAGGATCTACCGGATGCGTGAATTGGGCTGATCAGCCCTTGCTAGCGGTCACCGTTTCGTCCTGGTTGTAGCGGCCGGTGATCGCGTAGCTGCGCGCCGGGATGGCGTCCATCTTGTGAAAGACCATCTGCCCGATCTTCATGCCGGGCCAGATCGGCACCGAGTGCATCCTGCGCGCGTTCTGTAGCTCCAGCGTCAGCCGGCTGCCATGGAAGCCAGGATCGATCCAGCCCGCTAGTAGGTGTTCAAGACCTTCGCGTGCCCGTGAACTCTTCAAGACGAATTGAGCCGCAACGAAATCCGGAATGTTCAGAATTTCGCGCGTCTCCGCCAGGCAAAACTCACCCGGTGCCATCCAGTAGGGGTTGGCCTGCGTGTAATGGCTGATGCCGAGGATCTGCAGCTCGGGGCGATCAGGCACCTCAACCATCAACCGATCACCCAGCAGCACATCGATGCTGGCGGGGTTCACCAGGTCTGGATCGAAGGGCACCACCATGGCGTACTTGGCGCAGAGGTGGTGGATCTCGTAGTCAGGCAGGGGCACAGGCTGATCAGTAATCCCAGCGCACCTTAGGCCGCCCCTTACGGATGCCCAAATGAACGAACCCCTTCGGCGCCCCGTAGCCAACGCTGTACGGCCACTCGCGATCGCACCAGTCCTGCACCTTCTGGATGTCCGCGCCATCCACGTAGAAATCAACAGCGCCCACGCCCGGCGCGTCGTAGAGATGCTCTGACTGGCTGGCGCCACCAACGGCCCGATTGATCGCCGCTGGCCTGTAGCCGCTGGTAATCGTGATGCGCTTCCCACCAAACGCGACGCGCACCCGCTCGAGGAAGGCCGCCAGCTCGGCCGCGGTGTCAATTTGATGCTGCGCCACGAACCGCCGCGCCGGATCACCAAGCGCAAACTCGCCAAGTGTGAAGTGTGCCGAGAGCCTGGTGCCAAACGGATCGGTCGGCTTCACCTTGTAAGGCAGCTCCTGCGCCGGTTCTGGTGCCCGGCCGTTCCACAGTTTGCCTTCAGCCTCCCGCCGACGCTTCAGGCCGGCCTCGACGTTGCTGCCGGGGTCGCGGTAGAGCAGCAGGGCATCGGGCACTGCAGCCCAGTCCTTCTCGCGTAGCCGCTTGCTGATCGTTTCAAAACCGGTGGCTCCATAGAAGCCGGTGCCGCAGTTGTAGGCAAAGCTGATCAGCGCGCATTTCTGCCCGTCGCTCATCTCGGCCCAGAACGGCACTTGCCGGCCGAGCACTGCTGCGACGCGATCCACTTCACCGCGCAGCATCATGTCGGCTTCGATCATGTTGATCTTGTCACCGCGACGCACGGGCCGGCCGTCGGGATAGCGCGTGTTGCCGTACCCGATCGTCCATGGATCGCCACCGGTGCCAGGGTCAGGGTAGGAATCAAGCCGGACGCCTTCGAATTTCTTGATGATGTTCAGCGCAGCGGTCAGGTCAGCCTGCTTGCCGTCCTGGCTCCATGTCTTGAACCATTCCCGGTCGCGACGCATGGCGGCGGCGTAACCGTTGGCGGCAATGTCCTCCTCAAGCTGGCTGATGGCGGCCAGCTGGTGGGGCAGGCCACGGCTGTAGCGAAACAACTGCTGGAGCGTGATCGGATTGGTGTTAGTCACGGTGATACCACGGTGCTTTGATTTCCATTGCGCCGCCAAGCAGTTGGCTTTCGCCGGTTTGCAGGTCGGGGTCGATCGGGTGCTCGATGATCACAGGCGGTTCAACAGTTGGCGGCTGGCTGGCGTGCCAATTTTCGATTTCGCGATCGATGCGTGGCCCAAGCGTGGCCTGAAACTTGTAATCCCTGGCCCACTGCTGAACGCGATCGAGCCAGTCCTTATCGCCAAAGCGAAAAAGCCACTGCGTGTCAGCGTTTAGCGCTTTGGGAAGAGGGTTTTAGCGACGATCAACAGAGCCTGAATGATGCCGTTGGCACGCACGCCGGGGTAGAGGCTGAGCGCTTCAGAGGCTGCAGCGACAGCGATGGCAATCACAGCGGTAGTGGTGGGGTCCATGGTCATGGGACAAGTGCCCTTAGGTTACTTCTGGATTTCAAGCACGCGCACCCGCTTGTCGAGATCCGCAAGCTGCGCGCGCGCGTCGTTTTTCAGATCCTGGACGGCCGCGGCGGTTGTCTGAACGGTGGCCTCGATGCGTGCGGCCTGCACCTGCATCGAAACGAGAAGGGCGCCGATGGCAAACATGCCTGCAGCGAGAGCAGCCGGGAGAGAGGCTGCAAACAACCCGCTAACGGTCTTGGGCTCGTCCACTATCGGCTGATCCGGGCATGGTCCCATCGTAGCGATCAAAGGGATCAGGCCTGCCCGCGAGGATGGCCAGAGCGCGGCGGTAGTAATGGTTATCAGTCTTACCCGCGGCTTCCAGCGTGTCGCGGATGCGTCGCCAGTTCTCGCGGGTTTGGGGATCCACTACCGACCCTGGCCTCTGAGGGGCTTGCGTCCCCGGCGGCGTGGCCGACTGTGCTGCCCGTAGCCTTGCCGGGTTGTCTTTGGCGGACCTGGCTTGTGCTCGATGCGAGCGGTGCCGGTTTTACTACGAACGGCCATTATTTAAGGTTCAGCAGTTCCTTCAGTTCGGCCACGGTTAGTCCGCTGGCGGCTAACTTCTCAGCAGGCGTCAGTTCAACCGGAGGCTCAGGCTGCGGGCGAGATTCAATCTCTGCAATTTCTTCGGCAGTCAGTTCGACGATTTCCTGCTCGCCGGTTTGTACGTCAACAACGATGCGGTGCATGAGTCAGCCCTCGTAAAGGATGTTGATGGTGCCAGCGTCAAACGTGTCGGTGCCGTTCACCGTGGTGATGCGGACGCGATCTAGGGTGCCGGAGAGCGTCAATGTGCCGGCTGATGACCAGTTATTTCCCGCGGTGGACATTGCTCCAGTAGCGATCCATATACTTCCAGTGATGTTGCAAATAACCAGCACGCCGGAATAAACACTGGCTGCTGCTGGATTATTTACAACTCCATACCCTGCCGTAAAAGATGCTTGAACTCCTCCTGAAATGTATGCGGCACTTCCAACATACCCAGAAGTTGTGAATGATCCGGAGCCTATTTGAACTTGATAATTGCTCGTCCCATTCGTGCTCACCCCGTTAAACATCACCGTCACCCGCTTCACCCAACTAGGAATCCCAGTGAAGTCGATGCTGGTGCCGCTGGTCGAAGCAACAGCCGTGCCGGATTTGATGATGTTGCTAGGTGATGCGATGGTTGTGGTGCCATCGCTATTCAGCACAATGTTGTTGCTGCCCGAGCTGGCGTTCTTGAGGTTGGTTGCTGCAATGGTGCTCATGGGGTCACCTCCAGGGGGTACGGGTAGCGGCTGCGGATCTCAGCAACCTTGGCCTCCCATTCTTCGATGGTGGCTTCACCGCGCTGCGCTTTGAAGAACAGCGGATCGGCTTCGTTGCGGTAGGCGGTGGCGCGTTGCTGTTGGGCAA